CCCTCCCCTATCTGGTTGCTGCACGCGCTTGAAAACGCCTGGCTCTGCCTTACTCAGCCAGTCCACGGCGATCGAGCCTGCAAAATCTGTCGGCATCGCCACCAAATCAGCCCCGCTTACCCTGCAGTACGGTCGCAGTGCTAATTCTCGCAAGATCGTAAGCCATTGATTTTATGGTAAACGATTTATTAAAGGAACTCTATATGAATATTGAAGTTCCTCAGACAGTATGATTACTAGATGGAGTTATAACCATCGATAAGTATTGCTTATCGGAGACACAAAAGGTGCGTCGCCAGTAGTCTTGATCAAGTTCACATTCCTTCCCTCCCCCACCCAGACACTGCGCGCTTCCTGCCGCAAGACAAGGGCTGCACTGGCGGCAAGATCGCTAACCAGGCTGAGAAGCGGCATGGCTCTGACGAGCCGGATACAGAATTTCCCGCTTGACGATGAAGCAGACTTCGTCATTGCTGGCGTTATCTCAAGGAGGGTTCGGCATGAGAGGTCTGCGAAAATGGCCATGGGGCATCCTGCCCGTCTATAATGGCTTTACGCACGAAGAACGGGTGCGCGGCTGGCAGCTGATCAGCTGGTGCATCGACAACGGCTGGATGCCAAAGGCGTCCATCTACTGCATCTCCGGATCAACGGAACGGTTGCAGTATCACAGCGAGGATTATTACGGCTGGGCGCACTATGCCCTGAACCAGCAGGTCCACTTCGCCCTGCATCAGCGGTTCAACCGGCCGAAGCGGTGGCTGGAGATCGTCGAGCGTTATGCGGTGACGGGCGACGAGTGGTTCGCCCGATTGTCGCTGGAGCCTATCGACATGGCGGCGGCTTTGCGTGCCGAGCATGGCGACGGCATCCGCGACATATTTGCCCGAGCACCGATGCCGGACAGTGTTTCGATCCCGCGGTACCAGATTTATACCCAACCGGTCCTGGTGCTCACCTGATCTTGGTGAGTGCTTCGATCTGCTGAAGGGCGATGACTATGGCGGTATCGCTGAGGCCCTGAATAACGATAGCGAGCTTCGCCTCGTTGTCCGCCCGCTCCCTCGACAGCCTGCGACCATCCTTAGATGCTTCGATCATGTCGGTTGCCGAGAGATCGAGCACCCAGGCAAGATCGAGCAGCGTGTCGAGCGCCGGCAGCTGCTTGGCGCGTTCGATGTTGGAGATGCTCTCCGGCGTCTTGCCGATCCGGGTGGCGAGCTCCTCCTGCGACCAGTTCCTGGCAAGCCGCGCAGCTTTGACGCGGGTTGCGATCGCCCGCTTCAAAGGATCTTGCTTCAGTCTGTCGGTTCCTGCTTCGGCCATCGCGCGAAGATGACTTCGAAGATCTGACTTGACCATGAAGTGAACTTGAGCATTGGTCCTCGTCATGAAGTCGACTTCTGTGAAGGGCATTTTTGCCGAAGCATCGTTATGGGGACACTGCGTATGATCGATATGGATGACCAGATTGCTGTCGGAGGAAATGATTGATGCAGGCCTTACTGCTTCCGCCACATCTCGCGGCGCTAGAAACGTCCTCCTCGCTTCCGTCCGGGAGCGCAGCCCGGCCAACTGCCCTGCCCTTCATCCGGCAGACACTGTCCTCAGTGCCAGGCGGTTATGACGAGAAGTGGCTACAGGAACTGCTGTTTGCACATCCGGAGCTGATCCCGCTGGAGCGGATCGAGATGGGATCGGGATTAGCCGGTAGCGCCGCAGAAGTCTTGCCGCTCTGCCGGGAGCTGACACTCAGCCGTGACGGCGGCGTCGTTTTCCTCGATCTTCTCTGCGTCACCCGCAATGGCCGGCTGATGCTGATCGAATGCAAGCTCTGGCGCAATCCACAGGCAAGGCGGGAGGTAGTGGCACAGATCCTCGAATATGCCGCGCTTCTCAAGGGCTGGAGCTATGGCGACCTGACGGCGAGACTGAAGCAGCAGCGCAAATGGCAGGGCGCCAACCCGATCTATGCCCATGCTCTTCAAACCTGGCCGGATCTCGATGAAGCCCGGTTTGTCGACGCCGTCTCGCGGTCGCTTTCAAGCGGCAACTTCCACCTGGTGATTGCCGGCGACGGCATCCGCTCCGATGTCGAGGCGCTGGCAAACCACGTCAACAGCAGCAATATGGGATCCGGACGCCTGAGCTTGATCGAGATTCAGCTCTGGCGCTCGGGTAATGGCGATACGATCGTTGTTCCATGGGTACCGACCCGCACCGAGGTGATCGAAAGCCGGGTCATCGTCGCCGAGGACGGAAGAACACTTCCGGTCAGGGATGTCCGCGTCGATGGGATTGTTGTCGGGACCGGTGGCGATGCCGGTCAGACTGGAGCGGATGCCGATCAGATTGTGGATCCGGCCAAGGCGGCGATCCGGGATCACAACAAGCTCTTCTGGGACCGGTTTATCAACGACACCCGCTTCGATCACCCCGATCAGCTTCCTCCCTCGCATGGCGGCAATAATTGGGTGCGTATTCCGCTCGAAGCGCCGATTCGCTGGCTGACCGCCTATCGCGCCAGCAATAACACCATCGGCATCTTCGCCCGGCTGAGCGACGAGATCGGTCGGCAGGTGGCGGCCTCAATAGAGAACCAGATTGATGGCATGCGTGCCGAAAGCGGGCTCGATCTGCAGGTCAGGATCCAGTCGGAAGAGCCGTTCAAGGCCGAGGTGTCAGTGACCACCTCCAAGGCTGAGATGAGCGAGGATCAGCAGTTGGCGTGGCTTTCCGACACAGCCAATCGGTTAGTGACGCTGCTTAGACCAAAACTATCAGGGTGGGCCGCGGTGCAGGCCGATGATGCGCCTGGCATATGATCCGCGAGCGGCAGGAGGAGAGGGCTATGGCGAAGCGGACCACAACAAGAGGGATGCCCGGCCCCTCCTCTTACGAAACGTCTGCCACATCCCTGATCGTCACCATGGAGCCAGACCTCCGGCTGCTCAAGGGACTGATCACCATGCTGCGCTATCTCGGCGAACGGTCTTCCTCCGACATGATCGAGCCGACGGCCATCGCCGCGCTCAGCATTCCCGCCGAAGAGGCAATTGATCGGATGATCGCTCTCGGCCGAGAGCCGTAAACGTCTCGTCGCTATCATCGATCAATCAAAGCCACGGCACGGGATGTCGCGGCTTTGATTGATGATGTCTGGGCTCTGATCCGCATTGCAGCCTATCACCGGCGACGCGACCCAAGACTCGCGCCGTTCGGACGCGGATCGGTAAAGGCGCGGCCACGGCGCTGTCCAAACATGTAATCCAGGAACTGGGTCATGCTATCGACCTGGTCGTCATGCCTGCCCATCGGGAAAGCCAGGCACTCACGCTTGAACTCCGCCAGCCATGATGCTTCTACGGGAATATAGAAGTCTACGTCCTGCAGCCGGCCGATCTGTGTCTCGAAGCGTAGGATCTTATCGTGCCTCGCCTGATAGGAAACGGGGACGCCGGCAAAACCGCTTTCGCGGGTCAGTTCCCGGATCAGGAAGATACCGGCATTGGCATATTCGATGACCACCTTGTCGGCACGCCAGCGGCGCTTCATCTCGATAACCCGGTTCTTAAGGTCGCGGTAATCGAGGCGCTGGCGGAAGACGTCGAGGAGATACCACTCATCCTTGCTGACAGCGCCCCAGGTCGTGCAGACGGAATAGTCGGCGTTGGGAAGTGCCGTCATGCCGGTATCCCAACTCTGGATCACCGTTTGCAATTCGGAGCGATGCGGCGGTGCGCCATAAGCCTTGAACACATTCCAGTTCATCCGATTGCCGCCGGGCGGTGTCGGGTTCTGCTGGTATTGCGCCGAAAAGACGATCGGGCCAAGTTCTGCCCGCATGCGGTTGAGGACTGCGATCGGCTCCTGCTGCGGGAAGAGGACATCGCCTTGACGGCGATACTTGAACCGCTCCTTGCCGAGCGCGATCGTCTGTGGTTCCTCGGCAATGGCCGGCAGGTTCAGGTGCCGGTACTCGCCCGTCTGCAACAGGTAGGCTGCGACGTCATCTTCATGCAGGCGCTGCTGGATCGAAATCACCACACCCTTCTGCTTGTTGTCGAAACGCGACAGAAGCGTTCCTGTGACAAAATCCTTTGCGCGGTCACGCTCGACGGGTGACTGGGCATCGGCTGCCTTCATCAGGTCGTCGATGATAATGATGTCGGCGCCGCGACCGGTGACCGCGCCGCCGACCGAGGTCGCCTTTATGCCGCCTCCCGCGGTCGTCACCAATTCCGAGCCTGAGATCCGGGCGATCTTTGCTTTGGGAAACAGCGCCTTGTAGATCGGGTGCTCCATGACACGGCGCAAATCGGCGAAGATGCTATTGGACAGGTCATGGCCATAGGTCGCGAGGATCACTTTAGTCGAGGGATTGTGACCCAGGGCCCAGGCCGTAAAGCCGATCGACGTGCAGATCGTCTTCAGGTGACGCGGCGGCACTGTGATCAGCAGCCGGCGGCTCTCACCGCGATGAATGCATTCCAGCTCGTGGCACATCGCTTCGACATGCCAGTTGTCGATGAACTCGATACCACGCGTCTCATGCAGCATGTCGAAGACGCGCCAGACGAACATATGGAAGGAACCACGAGACGCCTGGAGCAACTGCAAGGCAAGGAACTGGTCGTTATGCATGGATATTGCCTTTCCACTGGATGATATGTGGGGAGCTGGAGGAAGAGCGGAGACGATTGAACGAGTAAGCCGGACGATTTGACGGATCAGACGATGTCATCGTCGCCCTCCTCCGGCAGATCGTCATCGTCGTCGCCAGCGTTGTGATCAGTATCGCTGTTCGCGTCACCCGTCGAAGCATGGGCGCCATTCCCGCCGTCGTTATCATTCGGCTCAAGCGGCGGCAGACCGAGACTCTCTAGCAGCATACCGATCTGCTCGTCGCTAACGCCGGCATCGCGGAAGAGGTTGGACTGATAGCGGGACAGAATGCGCTTGCTGCTCTCGGTCAAAGCTGGCGGGCCGGGTGTGCCGGACTCGTCGCCGGTGACGGAGCCCCCGAGTTCCTGATACTTGGCAAGCAGCGCCAGAACCTGGCTGGCGGCCTTGGCATCACCCTTCATGAACTTCTGCATCAGTTGCTGGATACCGATCTCGAACTGCGACATTCGGACCTTCTTGCCGTCGATGGTCACCTCACGGCTCTGGAAGATCGCGTCATGGATGATGGTCCTGGCATTGCGCGACGCCTTTGGCCGGCCCTTCGGATTGGCACTCCGGCCCTTTTTGAATTGGCCGGACTTCGGCGGCTTGCCGTAACCGACCTCGTAATCACCGCCGCTACGTGCAGTGGCAGCACGGCCACGACGACGACCGTTCGGGGGCTTGGGAGCAGAAGCTGATCCGCCAGCGGTCTGGTCAGGATCCGCCGGACTGTGCGGCGGATCCTGTTCGTTCGGATGGGCGGCGGGGGCGGGCTGCAGAGGAAGCCGGGTGCGCTTGCGTACGTGGCGGTAGGGATCGTCGGAATGTTCGGTATGGGACATGATTAGCGCTTCACGGAAACAGACTGGGCTACGGTTCCCGCAGCCGGGACGCTGCGAACACGACGGCGGACATGAAGGAGGGGTTCGGCGGCTTCGGCTGCGTCAGAGATCTGCTGGGAGGACGAGCTCTCCGCCTGAGCCTGCCTCTCCAGGCCCTCCTCTGCTTCTGCAGCACGGAGCGTTGCCATCTCGGCAAAACACTTCGAGGTCTCGGCATGGATCGCCTGAAGCCCGGTGAAAGCTTCGAAGCGGCGGATGATCGTATCGACATAGATCGGGTCGAGTTCGATACCGCGGCAGACACGCTTGCTCTTCTCTGCTGCGATCAGGGTCGAACCGGAGCCGAGGAAGGTATCTAGGACGATATCACCGGGATGGGTGACGTCCTTGATCGCCTCGACCAGCAGGTTCACCGGCTTGACCGTAGGATGAAGCGAAAGCGCCTCGTCGCGGGCCTTGCCGAAGGAGGACATGCCCGGATGGCTCCAGACATTGGTGCGATAACGGCCGTGCTTGCCCAGTTCGACATTGTTGGTGTGAGGAGCTGAGCCCTTCTTGTACACCAGGGCAAGTTCGTGCTGGCTGCGATAGAGCGAGCCCATTCCGCCCGTCTGCTTGTCCCAGACGCACAGGTTGATCTGGGTGAGGCCGGCAGCTTCCAGAGCGTCCATGTAGGTGCCGAGCTGGCGCCAGTCCATGAAGCCGGTATGGATGCCGCCATCGGCAAGATGTCTGGACGTGTTCTCAGATGCCGTGGTAAGGAACGCCAGGAATTCCAGCCGCGTCATCTCGCCCGACGCCATGGCGAACTCGCGGTGCTTGACCTTGCCGAGACCACCCACGAAGCCGTCTATGGGACAATTGTATGGCGCGTCCGTCAGCGTCATGCCGGCTTGGTCGCCGCCCATCAGCCTGGCCAGGAAATCCGCATCCAGCGCACTGCCGCAGCCGACGCGATGGCTGCCAAGCAGCCAAATGTCGCCTGAGCGGGACACCGCGGAACCGGGTTCAACGTTCGGGATGTCGTCGGCAGGATCCGGTTCATTAGTCGCCTCGTCAGCAGCCTGGCTCAGCACGAGATCGATCGTCGGCGTATCGAAACCGATCGCGTCCATGTTGAAGCCGATCTCGATCAGTTCGTCGAACTCGATGCTGAGCTCGCCAAGATCCCAGCCGGCCAGTTCGGCAATGCGGTTGTCGGCGATCTTGTAAGCACGCTTCTGGGCTTCGCTCAGATGACCGATGCGGACGGCGGGCAGCGCCGCGATGCCCAGGCGGCAGGCAGCTTCCCAACGGGCATCGCCGGCAAGTACAATGTTCTTGTCGTCGATCAGGAGGGGATTGAGAAAGCCGAACTGATTGAAGGATCCCATCATCATGGTGATCTGCCTATCGTCATGGGTGCGGGTGCGGCGAGGATGAGCCTTCAGGTCGGCAAGCGCCACCATCTCGATGCGATCGACAATAGTGCTCGTGAAGACGGCAAGGTCACTGGCCAGGTCCGTTGCAGCGACCTTCACCGACGTGGCCGACACGACCTTCGATGTGGACTTGAGGTTCGATTTGGGACTGCATTTGCTCTTCAATGTGATTAACAGCGGATCGTTCTGCTTCGGCATGCGGGCTCCAATGGGGAAGGTCGATAGCAGGCGTTACCCCGCACGATGGCATGCAGGATCGCGCCGTGTCAGCGGCTCAATGGTTGATCTGGATGGACTTTGCCTTCGAGGTCATCAGACGTCATGATAGAAGTCGAAGGCGATCTGCTCTCTTCAGAGCGATCTTGTTCTAACAGTAATAAACAAGAAAATAAATCAAAAATTGATTGATATATTAAAATACAACTTAGAATAACGCATCCCAGATCCTTTGTACCCACCCTTAATTTAGAACCAATCCTTTGTCGGTCGACCTATACTGCTGGGTTTACTGGACTTGCGACAGCGCAACGATGTTCACTCAACCGGCTCGTTCTTCTTCCTGGATCATCAACCTTCCCTGCGAAAGCGACTGGACTTCGCCGTAGAACGAAGCATTGTTATGGGTCATCGACCAGCGAGACCGCCGCCGATCATCATCCGCCCGCAGACGCGGGCTCCAGTCAGTACAGGGACCGGAATGGCCGGTTCCTTCAACCTGGAGAGATGATGATGACCGCAGCAGTCGCAAAAACCCGCAAGTCGAGGAAATCGAATGAGACCGTGATCGCCGAGGGTGGCATCGGCACCGTCATCCGGCGTGCGCGGCCAAAGAAGGTGAGCGAGGAACTACAGACGCAGGCAGGCGATGACGCCGGTGCCCCGAGCGACGATGCGGAGCAGCAGCCGGAGCCGCCAAAAACAGTCGATCAGATGGCTAACGCATCAGCGAGCACCAACCTGCAGCAGCGCGGGCCCGCCGACCCGCCGGAACCACAGGCCGCGCCGAAGACTTCTGCCAAGGTGACCAGCAAAGCCGCCAAGGTCGTCGAGATGCTCAAGGCGGACGGCGGTGTGACAGTTTCCGAGATCATGGCGGCGACAAACTGGCAGGCGCACTCGGTGCGCGGCTTTCTCTCCGGCACGGTCAAGAAGAAGCAGGGCCTAGCTATCGAGAAAGGCAGGGCTGCGGATGGGGCGCTGACCTACCGGATCGTGTCGAGCCAGATCGACGCACAGCAGCCATTTGCTCCAAATGCCGAATATGGCGAGGGCGAAACCAACCAGGCCGATGACATCGGCGCGCTGGCAGAAAAATCGACCGAAGCCACCTTTACGACCGAGGCTTGATCCTTATGGCCGGCAAAGACGATATCGAAACCAGGATCGCTACGCTCGGCGACCTTTCCCGAGAGGAGCTTGTCGCCCTTTGGCATAAGAACTTTGGCTGCCCACCACCAAAAGGCGTCCACAGGGAATTGTTGATCCGCGCCGCAGCCTTCCATCTGCAGCAAAAACATTATGGCGGATTGTCCGGCGACGCGAAGCGGCTGCTCAAAGCCGCAATGCGCGAGGCAGCCGGATCGATTGATGCAAAGCGGATCAGAAATCCCGATCAAGCGGCAATCGAAGTATCGAAGGTTACGGCACCTCCAAAAGAGCGACAGCAGATCTCACCGGGTGCCCGCCTGATCCGCGAGTGGAACGGCATCAGCCATGTCGTCGATGTGATTGACGGCGGCTTCATCTATGCCGGCAGCCGCTTCAAGTCGCTGTCGAAGATTGCCCGGGAGATCACCGGCACGAACTGGTCCGGACCGAGGTTCTTCGGCCTATGAGCAACATCGCCCCCAAACTCCGCTGCGCCATCTATACCCGCAAGTCTTCCGAGGAAGGTCTCGACCAGAGCTTCAACTCGCTCGATGCCCAGCGCGAGGCCTGCGAGGCCTATATCGCCTCCCAGACTTCCATGGGCTGGAAGCTGCTGCCCGAGTTTTACGACGACGGCGGCATCTCCGGTGGCACCATGGAACGCCCTGCCCTGCAGCGCCTGCTCTCCGACATCAAGCAGAGGACTATCGATGTCGTGGTCGTCTACAAGATCGATCGGCTTACACGCTCGCTTATGGACTTCTCCCGCATCGTCGAGATCTTCGACGGTCACGGCGTCTCCTTCGTCTCGATTACTCAGCAGTTCAACACCACCACCTCCATGGGTCGTCTGACCCTCAACGTGCTGCTCTCGTTTGCCCAGTTCGAACGCGAAGTCACTGCCGAGCGCATCCGCGACAAGGTCGCGGCCTCCAAGAAGAAGGGCATGTGGATGGGTGGCAACATCCCGCTCGGCTACCGGGTCCACGATCGCAAGCTGATTGTCGATGAGCAAGAAGCGGAAACAGTACGCTGGCTGTTCCGCCGCTACCTCGACCTCAAATCTCTCACCGACTTGTCTCGGGAAGCAAAAACTAACGGCCTGCATCGCAATGAGAACCGAAAGATCACGTCCAACGCCTTTGGTCGCGGCAAACTGCACCACCTGCTCACCAATCCGGTCTATGCCGGCAAGGTTCGACACAAGGATGCGATCTATGATGGCGAACACCAAGCCATTGTCGATGACGCACTGTTCTCCGCAGTTCAGGACATGCTCACGTCACAGGCGCCCAAACGGCGATCATCCACCAACCATCCGGAACGACATCTCCTCGGTCATCTGCTCAGGGACGAACACGATCGACCGTTCCTTCTGGCGCATGCCGCCAATCACGGGCGGCGCTATCGCTATTATGTATCGCGCGCCCATGATGGCGCCGCTGCAACGAAGCTGGCAAAGGCGACGGGCGAACAATGGCGCCTTCCGGCGGAGGCGATAGAACGCATCGTCGCCGACCAGGTCCGGCAAC